TACTGTCCTTTGCCGCCGTGTGATTAAACAAGTGAAAGAGCCCAGCCATGCTTTGGTTGGCAACGTTCCAAAATTCAGAAACAACTAAATTAGGATAAAGTTGCCCGATTTTTTCGTTATCGATCAAAATCAAAGGGGATACAATACCTTGCTCCACTAAATCGTAAGCTTGGTTTAAGGTATTTGCAGCGTTGGCATTTACTCTTGTCCCGTCTGAAGCTTTAGGTAAAGCTAGGATAACTCCAACTTTTTTAGAAGACCCCGAATCAGATTGGACTTCAACTGCTGATCGAACTGCTGAAATAACTGAACCAGCACCTGTGCCTCCTCCCGCTCCAGCGCAAACAAAAATTTTGTCTATTTCATCACCAAAAGACCTTTTCATGAAGTCGGATATATCTTCACTTTTTTCTTGAAAAGCTTGGGTGGCTACTTCTGGAGCTTTTCCCGCTCCTCCTTCGCCAAAACAAAGCTTGTTTTCTAAATCAATAGAGTTTAAATCCTGTTGGGCGGTATTGATAGCGGCTACTCTTCTGTATCCAAGCTTATAAAAGTTTTCTGCTATTCTAGACCCGCCTTGCCCCGCTCCTAAAAAAGCGAACTTAAAAGCAACATTAATCTCATCTTCTACGACTTTTTTTGTTTCGTCGGTCTGAGGCGGGGGAATTAAAACATCTGGCATTATAATGTCAGTTGGCATCTCTCCGTAGCCAACCGACTTAATGTGGTTTTCTTCAAGATTGTTATTCTCTTCCGAGTTATTATTTTCTTCGCTCATGTTATTTTTTAGTGCTAGAGGCTAATATACTAGCTAGATAAAAATCTAATTGATGCTCGTATGCTATTTCTTTAATTAAATTAACTCTATCGTTATCTTTGTCAACAGGATTTTTACAGTAAGATTCTATACTATCGACCCATTTATCTGGAGATTCATTCGCTATAATAACTTGAGATATCTCAGACGCGATATCTTTTTGGGTTTTATTTAACCTTTTTACTTTGTGAGTCTTCCTTAAATGAGCAGCTACTTTGCTTTCTAATTTTTGCGCGAAAACCATGTTTTCTTTTATCTTGTCTAGGCTGAAAGCTTGGGAAGACTCACCTTGACCCACTGGAGAAACTTTTCTGTTCTGCTGGGGTATACCACTGGTTCCGTCTGGTCTACCCGCCTGTTTTGCAACTTGCTTAGGCTTTTCAGGAGCTTGGTTCTTTTGTGCCAAAGGGCTTCCTCCCACCAGTGGAGTATAAAGCCCTTGTTTTCTTAACTCCATGTATTCCTTTTGATTTTCTATGGAGGACTCTTTATCTGGTAGCCTTCCTGTATCTATGGCAGTAATAGTTTCTTCTGGCGTTAAAATCCCAAGCTCCAATAACCTAGAGTAAATTCTATCTTTGAGAACACTGTCTTGCAGTGACATTTCATCAAAGTAAGGGGTAGGATAATTTTTAAAGCCTAAATTCTTAGAGATTCTTTTAATCTCTGGAATCAAGAAGTTATTGAGGAAAGCTTCTCTTCCTTGCTGAAGCCTAGAAACAAAAACTTTAACCTTGCTTTCTTGATTGGAAAACTTTTCCCCTCCGACTAAAATATTATTTAAGCCGTTATTAATATCCCTGTCAAAAATTTCATACTTTTTAGGGTCCATCAACTCTGCTATTTTTGGGACTACAAACTCAGCTTTAGTGGTGTAATCCGCGATTAAAACTCTTCCTACTGATTCATTTTGGAAGAGCTCTTGCATAGCTTGTAGATTTCTTTGGTTTATGCCTCCTTTTTCTGGATCAGTACCCATCGTAACAAGCAATATAGCCTGTTGCATACAGCGACCAATTGCCATATCCATTTTCTTCAACTCGTCTTTAAAATTTAAGTCGGCTAAAACTGGATAACCCATTGGAACTGCAAATGGCTCGTAGTCTTGCTTTTTATAAAAAATCGCTACTACTTTATCCATGTCCAAGGGGATTTGAACAGCCGCGCTTCGAGTTTGATCTATCTGTTTTTTTGTTCTCTCTGGGAGAGAATCGTAAATTTCTTTATCTTCAGTGGTTTTTCTGGTCTTTAATCTTTCTAGCTCGTAATTTGTTACAAGTTTATAATAAATGGGGTTATTAAATGCTAATGTCCCTGTCATTCTAACATCCGCTGGGTTTATTAGCATATAAGAACTTGGGATTTTATTAGAGTTACTCAAAGACTCGGATAAAGAGCTACCAAAGGCTTGAGTTATTTTAGATATCTCTTGATTTGATAGATTCGCATCAAACCTGTACACAAAAACGTTCCCAGACCTATAGTACTCTCTGAAAAATTGATCTTGAAAATCCCATATGTTTAACCTACTAAGCAAAGCCTCAAAAAAAGCTCTAGATTTTCTACTTGCACCCCTAAAGTATATGTCACCCAATGAGAACTCAGTCATTAAGTCTATAACGTTTCTAAATTGAGAAAAATTGTAATAGGCTTTCTGGCATAAAATTACCGCATCCCTAACGTCTAAACTTTGATCCCCCGTGTTGCCGTACTCGTATGCGTACTTGAAGGGTATTAATCCATCGTCAATATTCTTGTACTTATTAGTCCTATTGATTACAGACGATTTATTTCTTCTGGAAGAGGTGACACCAGTATTAATGGCCGCTAGTGATTCATAAGCCATTAAAGGGGTTATATCCTCTGACCCTTTTGCAGTCATGGGCTTCTTAGCTGCTTGTTTAGCTTGCCGTTTGGCTGGCTTTTTCGCGCTGACTTTCTTTCTAGACGGTTCGCTCATAATTTATTAAGTTAATACACTTCTATTGATACATTTGCGGTAAAAACGTAAAATTTATTTCATTTTCATTCATATTTTGACTTTCACTGTAACATTTTAGACCCCAATTTGCCAGCATTAATGTAGTGTAGTTATCTTTTCTGGCTCTATGTGCTGATGTGCTTCTCTTTAAATGCTGCGGTAAATCAAATGTCTGCGTACCTTTTGCTGTGGATTTTACCTCTACTAAGGCGCATTGCTTTTTGGTCGCGTATATTAAGCTGTCTTGGACTTCGATTAATTCTCCCACATTTTTGCAATCAGTTAAAGATAAATTTATCTTTAGGTTTGATTGTTTATCAAAGGCAGAACCATTTGCTGTGGTTCTTGAGGCAAACCAGATTTTTCTATGATCTATAGCTGCTTGTAGATGTTCATTAGCTTTTCTTAGGAAATCACTTGTGAAATTTTGTTTAAAGCAAATCTTGTGATCGGTTTTGTTTAAGTCTCTTTTAAATTTTCTTAGCTGTTTTTGATAATCCTGTCCTTCTTTAGCCGATTCGAAATCAATGAATTTTAAATTAATTCCAGCATTTACGAAATTTTCAGACTCATTACAACTATCTAAGAATTGGTAACCAGCATTATCGATAACTATTAACTCTATGTTAAAATTAGTATACAAATAAAACATATAGTTTATATGATCTTTTAAATCTCCTCCCGCGACTGCATAACCATGAACTAAAGTCCCCTCGTTGGTTTCACTATCTATCTCTAATAAAGACATAGCAAAAAAGTCCGAACTTGGACTATTTGAAAAAGAGGGGTCAATACCTAAAATATATTTACAATCAGATTTGCCTCTCATAAGAGTAGTTGGATTTTCTCCATCTGGAATTGTACATTCATGCATTTTCTTTGCGCTGAAATAAGAGTCAGAGCCGTCTGTAAATTGAGCACAGTACTCTCTGAGAAATGACGAATGAGAAGAACCTCCATCTTGAGCTTCTTCAATTATAGTTTTATCAATCATTTCTTCTGGTAAAGCCTCGTAACCCATCTGAGAAATAAAGTAGTTAGCATCACCTGATTCATCAGAATAAATTTTATTAACCCAATCTTTATAAGTTTTATATAAATTTTCAAAAGTATAAGAAGCTGAAGATAAGGCTATCATTTTAGAATTATTCTCAAAAACCATCCTATCTTCTTCTCCCATTTTACCTTTAGATATTAGATCATCTTCTATTTGTCTTACCTCTAGTCTTTCTTTCATGTTTTGAGGCGCAACCAAAAAAGGCATTAACACAGTGTTTACTAATTCTTCAGGTAACAATAAGAACTCGTCTAGTAAAAGAATGTTAGCTCTAAAACCACGAATCTTTTCACCGTTCAAAGGGATGGCTGTGATTGTACCGCCGTTAATTGACCACTCAAACTGATCGTTTCTTTTCGATGGTTTTGTGGAAAAAGCTTGCTGCAACAACTCTGCACCTTTTGAATTTACTAATTTTTCTAAATTATTAAAAATAAAACGAGCGGTACGAAAAGTAGGACCAGCAATTAGAATCTTAGTACCAGGATTAAAAATACACTGAAGGAAACAAAATACAGAAGCTATAAAAGTTTTACCGCAGCCACGACCCCAGACGCACATTGAAAAGTTGCGGTTCATCATACCTTTCAGTGTTATCTCTTGGAATGGAGCTAATTTAATGCCTGAGATAAGCTCAGTGGTTATCCCTAAGTTGGAGGATAAAAATTTAGCTAATGATATCTTAGCTTCTTTATCTTCTAGCGGGCCTTTTAAGCATGACAATTCTTCGTTTACGCTAGTCAGGCTCTTTTTATATTTTTCAGGGCAGTACCACATTTTTAATCATAAAATTCCGAATTAAGCCTTTGCTGGCTTTCATCTAAGTTTTCTTCGTAAACGTAATAGTAAGTGGCTAGAGATAGCCTAAATCTGTCTTCAGGGCACTCTAATGGAGTAGGGCAACCGTGATAAGATTCATCATCAGTGTTAAAAATAACCATTCTATTAAAGTCGGGAAGTATAT